CTTTCAGGTGCTCTTGATGTTCTATAAATTAACATTGCATCTTCCGCTAGTAAAAGTTGTTTCCAAATTCTTCTAATTTTATCTAACATAGAAGTGCCGTATGGTAACTTTCTATCATCACCCAATAATCTAAAGTGTGCAATTTCCCATGCTTGGAATTCTAAATCTTTGTTTTTCCATTGAAAACGTAATTCTCTTGACGGTACTTTTTGGTCTTGTTGTATAGGTGTTTTTGATGATGCACCTTCGATTCTTTCAATTTCAATGTTCGGTAATTGTTGACATCCTACAATACCCTTTTCTGGATCAATTTTTAAGTAAACGAAATCATCTCCATACTTACAAACACCTCTAGCCCACATTTGTAGGTTAGTGTTTATATCTAACTTATTATTAAACAAATCATCTAATATACCTTTGATTCTATCTGATTCAGAATAAATTGTTAGTATTTGACCTTTTTCAGACATAGTTGTGGATTCTTCCGCATATATGTCTAAAGCCGCAGATATTTCAGGAGTAAACTCCATTGATTCATAATCATAATAAGCGGCTAGTCTATTTGGTTCATAATAAACCGATTGATTGTATAGAGATTGGTCTAATTTTGTCCATTTATCAGCAATATATTGACTTTGTTGAGCTTGTAACATCGCTCTTTCAAAGTCTTCTCTATTATCTGTTTTCAGTAACTCGTCTTTATTGAAATTAAATGATGGTGTTTGTGGTTTCTGTACTTGTCCAGGGAACCCAAACATTCTCGTAAGTTTCTGAAAGACTGTAATATTCTGTTCTGCCATGTATATAAATACTTTTATCTATAATATAAAATAAATTATTAGAATAATAAAGGTTACTTAGACTTGGCGAAAAGCCAATTATATTCCTGATATTGACTCTTACCCGGTACATTTCGTATATCCTTAAAATTAGGGTCATTATCTAATCCACTCATTGACCCTATTTGGTCAAATGCCGTTCCATAGGAATAAAACGATTTATTTGGTTCGTATGTTCTTTCAGATAATGTCCACGATTCTAACATCGCAACATTCTTTGCGGTATTTCTTTCTAATTGATTAAAACATATGTCCCCCGCATATAATGCCATTGACATACTCATAATCGCATCGTCGTGAGCACCTTTCATATGGTCGGGTCTACCATTTATGTAAACAAACGTATTAAGTTCATTTAATAATCTGGCAGAACGTATTTGGAATCCTTTTCTAATTTGTTCTTCAAATGCCGCAACTATTTGAGTTCTTTTATTATTAAAATTAAGACCCGGAATTTTTTCTAAAGCCTTTCTATTGTAATCCCAAACATTTTGTGTATTAACACCATCAATATACAAATGTTTATAATTCATTTCTTGTAATTTTCTTGATGTGGCAATTCCCATACCACCTGTTATATCAATAACAATGAAAGAATTATAAAGGATTCCCCATTTATATGCGATATCTGCTAAATTATCAGGTTCAATTTTACCTACATACTCTAAAACTTGTTCTCTATCATCAAAATCTATAATGTTAATAGCACTAAAATCTTCACTATCTCCTCTACTAACATCAACACCCATAATATATCGGTGACCCTGAATCGGTTCTTTCCATTGCCACATAGTGGCTTGCATATATTTTTCTTTAGGTTCTCTAATTTGATTTTTTGCAATATCTTGTTGGACATCGTTTGATATTACACCATCTCCCGAACCTAAGAAGTCACATTCTAATTCCTGAGCAATCTTACGTCTATCGTATTTGAATTTCTTAGACATAGACTCAAACCAAGATGAAAATGGTTTATAACCTTGTTCTAAATAAACATTATAGTTAGAAATATCATATTCGGTCATAACAACCTCATCGTCATTGTATTGGTCTCTATTTAACATGTAATGAACAATATCATTACATTTAACCCATTTTAAATCTTTAGTATAACGAGGGTCTTTAAACCATCTTAAATCGGTTATATGAAAATCGTTTAATCCTCTCTGTGCTTGTTCATATACACCATAATAAATTGGGTCATAACCGTTTGGTGTTGATACAAGTATTACTTTACCTCCCGTAGATAAAGACGCCATGGATGCCGCCCAAAAATCTTCACCCGCATCAATAAATGCCGCTTCATCAAATACAAGTATTGTTGGTGAGAAACCACGAAGTGCATCTGGAGATGTTGCAACCGCTTTAACCTCACACCCATTGTTTAATCTAAATCTACTCTCAGAGTTTTTATCGGGAGAAAATCCCACATTCAACCATTCAGGCCATTGTTCTAAAAAATGACGAACCTTGTTTGCCATTTCAATTGCGGTATCTCTTTTATTAGCAATGATAAGAACTCTATCTGGTTGTTCTGGTTTGGCTAATTGTAATCTTTTTGATAACCATGCTGCGGTTACTGTTGTAACACCCGCTTGACGATATTTTCTTGTAATATTTTCATTATACATTTCATAGTCCTTCAACAACTGAATTTGGTCGTCGAATAATTCCAATGGAACGTATCTTTTTTGGGTATTATCGTATGTTTGTAAATATGTTTTTAATGCATATGGAGTATCTTTCATAATCCTCGCATATTCCATTAGTTGTTCCGCTCTTGAATTCATATATATAAATACAAAAAAAGGTGGTTTAAAACCACCTTCTATTATTTTCCGACAGGTACACCACCGTCGTCATCGTCATCATCATCTGATAATCCGATACCTAAACTACCTAAGAAATCTTTAAAATCATCTTCAGATTCCATTGAGGTTGTTACTCCCGGTATACTTTTTATAAAATTGGATAAATCATCCATATCTGTACTATCTGTAACATTTTCTAAATCATTATGAAAAACTTCCATTGATTCTTCATAATCCATTTGTTGTACCATCTCTTCAGCACTTTTAAGCATTTCACCTAATAGTCTGATACCATTTTTAGTTTGTCCCATAATTTCTTTCATTAAAACTAAGAAATTTTTTGCGGGTAAACTATAAACACTCTTTAAAAAGAAGTTTTGAATGGTTGGAAAGTTTTCCTTTGCCACAATATCATCAGGATATAAATCAATAATTCTACTATAGATAACAGGACCTAATCTAATATCCCAAGTTTCTTTACTTAAAGTATCTTCACTTTTTTGAATTTTTTCCCATTTATCTAAGTCATATTCACCGGCATTATTTTTTGGAATACCATGTGTTGCCATAAAATCCATATATCCTTTGAAACATTCATGAATCATTACAGGAAAATTTACAGCCCTAACTGTGATTGTTGGTAAATCGTCTTCATCTTCACCAGGTTCAACTTCTTCAGTTCCTGCCGGATGAAAATTTGGATTTTCAGTTTTAGCATCGATTCCTTCATCGTGATATTGCCAATACATTGCATCATTAACTGACATCATTATACCATACAATTCAGATAACGCATCACTACCGGTTATTTTCTTTAATTCATCAAGAACTAAATGAAACTTATAATGACCTACTTCCGCAGCACCTTGAGTTAGTGTGTTGATAAATCTTCTTTTTGCGTTTTCTAAATTTAAATCTTCAAGGTCGTCATAAATTTCTTTTTCAAGGTCAACCGCCTCTGGATTTATTTTATTATCATCCATTTCAAAATTATCTAATGACATTTCCTTTAATGGACGTAATTGGACATCCCATTTCACAAGACCATCAGGAATTTGGAAATGTTCTATCGTCATTCTAACCGCTAAATCTTCTAATTCTTTTTCGTGACCACTTTCTATTTGAACAATTGCATTTGCGGCTTCTTTCATCATATCGGTTAACTCATAAAATCTATGGTCACCAGAAAGATTCATTCTTAATTTACCACCTAAATAACGTTTTACCTTTTCTACAACCTGTTTGTATCTTTCAGATGCCAAAAATTCCAAGAAATTTTGGTCTCCTGATTTTAATTCAGGGAATGGTATTTTATTAAGTGGAGTATTACCAGATTTTAATTTATCCTCAATGTCTTTATGTGGTCTATGTTGTGAATCATAGTCCATAGCCATTTCATAAATCTGTTCTGCAATAATTTGCATTAAATCTTTCTTTCTCATTATCTTAGTCTTTCTTTTTTTCAGCTAATGCTTTTGGTTTTTGCTTTGGAAATTTACCCGGATTTAATGGGTGTTTTGGTTTTGTACCAGGGTCAACTTTTGGTTTAACTGGTACAGTTTTTGTTCCATTTTCTTGTACATCTTCTTCTTTTTCGGCCTTTGGTTTTTGTTTTGGAAATTTACCAGGACTTAATGGATGTTTAGGTTTTGTACCGGGGTCAACCTTTGGTTTAACAGGTGCTGTTGTTGTACCGTTTTCTTGCATCTCGGTTTTTTTCATTTTACCCGCTGCAGCCTTTAATGAGCTCCATTTTAAAAAATCAGGTAAAGGTGATAATTCTTCACTAACAACTTCACTCTTCATTTTTGTTGCAATCATTTCCATAATTTCGTTCTTTGACGTTAATATATGAAAAAATTTCTCTTCTGCCAAATTTTCAATCCATTTTTTTGTTTCATTCTCTTCTCTTTGGATATTTTTCCACATTGCAGCCGCAGCCACTTTCTCACCTTTTTCTTTACTACCGTATTTTTTTGCCGCCTTATCCTCAATTTTTTCAAAACCTTTACCCTTTTTACCAATATCTTCACCTTTTTTTGCTTTCTTAACCACTTCACTCTTCTTTTCTTTAGTAAGACCCGCTGATGGTTTTTCTTCTTCTAATTCTTTTGAATCCATAAATTCAGGAATACCATTGTGACCTTTGGTTACTTTAGAACCAACTCCATGTTCCTCATATGTTTCAATGGTCTTATTAGCCTTTTGAGCGGCAGCTAAATCACTTTGGAATGTTGGACTTTTTTTAGAAATCATAACGGTTCCTTCTCCTAACATTCTTTCAGCTAATTGATTAAGTTGATTATCTGTTAAGTTTACTAGTGCCTTTTCAGATAAACCTTCGTTCATAAGTTTTTGAACTAATTCTGACCTTTTCATATATCGTTTAATTTTACTTCTTCTTTTATAAGTTCGAACTCTCTTAGTTTTAGTTTTTTAGTAACACTCTCAATTGTTTCACCAAATCTGAATGTTAATCTTTCATCTTCTGAATTTATATCATACTTCTCCCAAGCAAGTGCAATTACACCATCTACAGCGTCAATAACTCCGAAATAATCGGAGTTTTGAACTAATTCTAATTGTAAATCTGTATTTTTTAAGAGACCAACTAAGTCGACATATTCAACGTCAGGTGACTTAGGTAGAGATGTTGCAGAAGCTGGAATTATAAACCATTCGTCCATGTCAATTTCAGTACTTGTGCTGAAAACAAACTCGTACTGTTTTTGACCTTTATAATCGGAACCAATTTCATTAACATATATCAATCTCATTTATTTGAAGTATTTTCCTAACGTAGCGTTGATACTATTGTTAATTTCTTTTTTAATTTCTTCTAAATCTATTTCAACCTCTTCATCCATATGCTCTTCTCCATGTGCACCAATTTCAGGTCTTGGCATTGGTTGTTTTGGTTTTGCCTCATCGATATCACCTTCGCGATTGAAAGTGTATGAACGAGAATCCGCATCATAGTTACCTGATTCATCTAAATCTTCTTCCAAATCTGCATATTTTGATAAATCAATCTCATCTGTATCCATTGGAGTATTGATGAATCTTTCTAATGCATCCATAGTTACATCTTCTTCACCTAACTCTTCATCACCTGTTGGTTCCTCTGCAGGTACCTCATCTTCAGGTTCTACTGCTGGTTCTTCAGATGGAACTTCTTCTTCATCTCTTTCGAATTTTTTACCGATTTCTTCGATATCATCATCTTCTAATTTATCTAAATCAACCGCAGAAATAATCATATTAAGAACATACTTAATATCATCACTTTCCATCTTGTCATGTAAATCTCTCAATTCTTGACCTAATTTACCTGCATATTTTTGAACTTCTGCCATGTAATCTGAACGTTTTGATTCACTTGGAGCCTCTGGTTCAGTTTCTGCAGATGGTTCTTCAGAACCAACTTCAGGTTCCGCAGGAACATCACTAGGTTCTTCTGCAGGTGCGGGAGCCGGTTCATCGATTGGAGGTTCAATCGGTGCATCTGCAGTTGGGTCCGCCAATGGGGATTCCATTTTTGGTGAATTTGTTTTTAAAACATATTTTGTAGCTTCATTTAATTCCTCTTGACCTTTGATAAATTCAAGTCTCTTAAATGCATCGGCATATGATGAGAATTTATTTTTATTCTTCATAAACATACCACCAATATAATCAAGTGATGATTCGTTTAATCCACTTTTTACATAGTATCCGTCTTTTTCTTTAACGATACCGTAAACATAACCTGTTTTAGATTCTTTTACTAATTCCGGTTTGTTTGATGTGGACTTTTTATTTTTTTCATTGTAGTAAGTTAATTCAAGAATTCTTTTTAATTTCTCGTCTCCGTTTAATTTCTCACTACCAAGAGGTTTGATATCTGCCATTGTTTTAATATTAAGTTAAACTTATTCTTATCCTATAAATACATTGTAATACAGAAAAAAATAAGGTTCTTTATTGTGTTATAGACAATTTTTTGTCCGTGATATTTGTTTTAAGTTTTAATAATTTCTCAATATACCCGTTTCTACGAAGTAATTTAAAGGTTAAATTTTCATATGAATACTCACCACCCGATTCTAAACCACTTTGTCTGAAGTCCTTAATTTTCTTTCTAAGGTCTTCAATTTTAGTTAATAAGTTTTGATTTTTAGGTGATTTTAAAAGATTATCTATTTTTTTTGCAAATTCCTCACCCTTTTGTATTATCATTCTGTCATCAATATTAGGAGTTTCTTTTTTAGGTTCGACCACCCATTTATTATGTAGAACAGAATAAACACCCGATGATATGTGAGGTTCATTTACATCCTGAACGTATAATTCGACATCATAACCTTTTATTTTAATGTCGTGTTTTTCATTCCAAACGTTCTTTTTTGCATCGAAAAATTCCTTTAATAGATCTATTGGATATTCAGATTCTTCAAAATCTATCAAAATATGTAAATCGACATCTGAAAAATTGGACCAATTATAATTTGCCAATGACCCCGTTAAAACCACATCATGAATAAAAAATTCAATACCTAAAGTTTCAATAAATTCATCGCTAATCTTCAATAGACTTTTTCTTATATCCTCACGCATTGAAAATTCACCATCAATACCATCAAATATTTGGTTTGAAAGTGAATCTTTCGGTTCAAATGACTTTACGATTTTTTCGTCTTCTTGTCTATCTTCAATTAACTCTTCAAATAAACTCATTTAACTTTTGTGTATGTGTATTTCTTACCGATATTCTCGTTGAAAAATTTACCTTGAGATTCAGATAATCTAAACTTGGTAAATACATTCCACGGAACTTTATTATATTCATAAATACTACCATTGTTAAATGTTATGTCTAACTTCTCAGTTTCAGTATTGTAGGATGCAATTTTTAAATTGGATGATTGAATAGTAACCTCAATAATTTTACCGTCAATTTTTTCAGATATAATTCCCATACGTGTTTTTTATTTAATATAATCAATAAATATCAAAAAGAAAACCCCCGATTTCTCGAGGGTTTAATTTTAATCTACCTTTTTAAACTTGTAATCTTTGGCGATGTATTTGTTAAAATACGTCCCTTGAGATTTTGCAAGTCTAAATTTAGTAAACTCTAACATAGGAACTTTACGATATTCGTACACAGTACCCGAGTTAAAAGTTATTGTTAGTCTTTCAGACAACAAATTATAAGATGCCGATTTAAGACTTGAAGATTTGATTGTCACATCAATAATCTCCCCTGCAATTTTTTCTTTTTTAATACTCATGTGAATTATTTTTTGTTATACTGAAATATAAACAAAAAAATTCAAACAAAAAAATTAGTTTAAAGAAATGAAACGTTCAATCGACTTCTTCTTGTCAATAGGTAGAGTTAATTCTAAAATACCATTTTCAACTTTACCTACGATATCTTTTTCTTTAACATCATCAGGTATTGAGTACGATTTAACAAAACTACCCATAAAGTGATGAATATCATCCGATTCTTCTTTTTCGAATGAAATTCTTAACACACCTTCTTTTGTGGTAATTTTCAAATCGTCCTTTGTTAAACCTGGCACACTTATCGAAACCTTATATTCGGTTTCACTCTTAGACACCTTAGTTTCTGGCGTCTTTAAGAATTTTGAAGTGTCGAACGCACTTTCAAAACCTTGAAAAAATGGGTCTTTAAATAATGTTATCATAATATATTGTTTTTAATTTACAATTTACAAATTGTAAACCAAATGTCTAAAACTGACATTTAGACATTCGTTAGACATTTTTTTAGACATTTTGACATTTATTTGTTTTTTAGAATGAAATGTGTTATGTTTGTACAAACTAAACTCATAATAGAATGGCAGTAGATTTTTTTGAAGAAGGACCAACAATCAATCCTAAAAAAACAAGAAAGGGTTCTAATACTCCGATATTAGATAATTTCTCAAGAGACCTAATCAGATTAGCTGAAGAAGGTAAAATTGACCCTGTGGTTGGTAGGGATAAAGAAGTAAGACGAATTGCGCAAATTCTTTCTCGTAAGAAAAAGAACAATGCGGTAATTGTGGGAGATGCGGGAGTTGGTAAATCTGCACTTGTTGAGAAACTTGCACTAATGATTGTGAAAGGAGACTGTCCAACAAATCTTTTAGATAAACGTATAATGTCTTTAGATTTGACTTCACTTGTTGCAGGTACAAAGTATAGAGGACAATTTGAAGAACGTATTAAAGCGATTTTAAATGAATTACAAGAAGCACCAAATGTTATTGTTTTCATTGATGAATTACACACAATGGTAGGTGCGGGTAATGCTAGTGGTGCTATGGATGCGGCTAACATTTTAAAACCTGCTTTGGCTCGTGGAGAAATTCAATGTATAGGTGCAACAACATTCGATGAATTTAAGAAACACATTGAGAAAGATGCGGCATTAGTAAGACGTTTCCAAAAAATTATTCTAAAAGAACCAACGATGGGTGAAACTATTGAAATTCTGAATAATTTAAAAGATTCGTATGAAAATTTCCATAGAGTAAAATACGAAGATGGAGTTATTGAAACAATTGTTAAATTGTCGGGTAGATATATCACGGATAGACAATTCCCTGATAAAGCAATTGATGTGATTGACGAATTAGGTTCTGAAAAAAGAATTTCAATGAGAGTTCCCGAATCAATTGAAAAATTAAAAAAGGAAGTTGACGAAATTAAAGAGAAGAAGATTCTTGTGGTTAAATCTCAAAATTATGAGCAAGCGGCTAAATTAAGAGATGAGGAAAGAAAAGTCAACGAAAAATTAGAGAACGAAAAAATTAAATGGTCTGAAAAACAAAAAGACAATAAAACACCAATTAGTATTGATGATGTTTATAATATTGTATCAGATATGACAGGTGTTCCAATCACTAAGTTAGACACAAAAGAAACCGATAAACTTTTAAAAATGGAATCGATTTTGTCGGCAAAAGTAATTGGTCAAGATGAGGCGATTACATCTATATCTAAAGCAATTCGTAGAAATCGTGTGGGTATTAAAGATGCAAACAAACCAATCGGTTCATTCATTTTCTTAGGTTCAACGGGTGTTGGTAAGACGTTCTTAGCAAAATCCATTGCAGAATTATTATTTGATGACCCTGATAAAATCATTCGTGTAGATATGAGTGAATTTATGGATAGACATAATGTATCTAAATTGATTGGTTCTCCTCCAGGTTATGTTGGTTATGATGAAGGTGGTCAATTAACCGAAAAAGTTAAAAACAATCCATTCTCCGTTATCCTTTTTGATGAAATTGAAAAGGCACATAAAGATGTATTCAACCTTTTATTACAAATTTTAGATGAAGGACATTTAACAGATTCATTTGGACGTAAGGTTAATTTTACCAACACAATTGTGATTATGACATCTAATGTGGGAGCTAAAAAAGTTTCGGAATTTGGTGGAGGTGTTGGTTTTAACACTAGCGGCAGTGAAGAACGTCAATATGACGTTAAAAAATCTATGATTCAAAAATCATTAAAACAACAATTCAACCCTGAATTTTTAAATCGTATCGATGATATCGTATTGTTTAACTCATTGAATGAGGAAACTTTAAAGAAAATCATTAACATCGAGATTCAAAAATTGGGTAACAGATTAACTGATAAGAATTATAACGTTACTTTTGATAAGACTGTCATTAGTCGAGTTTTTGAATTAAACTCACAAGAGGAATATGGTGCAAGACCTCTAAAAAGAATCATTCAAAATCTTTGTGAGGATTTCTTAAGCGAAGAAATATTAAAAGGAAAAATTAAAGAAAACGAACCGGTTACAATAAAATACAAAGACGAAAAATTGGTCATTGTAAAAAAATTGTTATAAATAGTTGACTTTTTTGTAAAGTTATATATATTTATATTCTCAGAGGTTCTCTTTGTCGATTACCTTTTCGTTTTTTTCATAAGTAAGTGGGGTTGAACCCACCGAAAGACCTTAAACCCCGACAACTAGTTGGGGTTTTTTATTTAAATTTGGTTTTACGATTATTTTTCATTATATTTAC